CATTAATGGTGAAACGTTTAAATATGCAGTAGACTTTGAGGGATTCTGGTTAGCAGAACAGAGTCATCCTCTTGGTAAAGTACGAGACTTAGATATGCCATCACCAAAACAAATTATATAAACTAATACAAGTATACTCATATAACTAGTATGGAATATTTAATATATCACATATCTGGAGATAAAATAGGCTGCTGTATGAAACACCAACTAAAAACAAGAATGAGAGATCAAAGGTTTACTGAATGGGAGATCTTAGAAGAACATACTGATATTTATGAAACATCTACTAGAGAGATACAACTACAAAAAGATTATGGATTACCAGTAGATAAGATACCATATTATCAAACAGTAGAAAACTCTAAAAATGGTGGATGGGGTGAAATAGCTTGGGAATCTATGCGTATTGCAAATACTGGAACTAAAAAAGATTGGTCAAAAGAACACCAATCTAACGCTGGTAAAGTAGGTGGTAAAGTAATGGGAAATATAATAAGAGTATGTCCTCATTGTGATATAGAAATAAAAGGCGTAGTGTATTTTAGATATCATGGTGATAATTGTAAACATAAAAAAAGCCTTAACTAATTAAAGTTAAGGCTTTGTTATTTTAAATGTTTAGTGAATACTACGATTCAACTATCGATCCTGTTACTTCGTACATTGGTGATTTTTCAATACCTCCAACTACCAATTCGTATCCCGATCTGTCCGCGTATGCAACTCCTGAAACTGCTGTTCCAGATGTCATGTATCCTCCTCTTTCTAATCCGATTGACCAATACTTTCCATTATTATCTTTAGCAACAATAACCATAGAAGTAGCTTCTGCCATAAGCAAAAGTTGATTTCTTTTTTCAGCTTCCATTTTATTGAAAACCATTGTTAATTGTTGATCGAAAGTAATAGTACCATTCTCTTGTGAAACTGTAGTAGCTTCAGTTAAAGAACTAGTTTGTCTTGGTGTGTCAAATTCGAAAAAATCAGCAGGTACCATAGCAGATCCTCCAACAGTGATAGCCGTAACTAACCCTGATGTTTCTGTTATTGATTCAACTGCACCGTTACCTATGAAGATCTTCTCAATTCCACCTTGTGAATCGTTACAATCTAAAGTAAAGCCAGCTGTTAAATTACTACAAGCCATATTATTTGATTTTTTTTAATTAGTTAATAAAAGAGTAAGAACCGTTAAGCTCTTACTCTTAGTTTATTGTTATGCCATTCCGTTAGTAGCGAATACGTCTTTTTGACCGACCCCTACGCCTAATCTCCAAGCAGCTCTGAACTTCATTACGTCAGCAGCTTCGTCATAGAAGAATCTAAATGAATCTAATTCATCAGTTAAACCTGTTGCAGCAAGGATCATTTTCCCTGGTCCAGCAAATTTGTAATCAGAACCAACTAATCCACTTGACTTAACGATTGTTAAGTTAGTACCTGGTAAGATAATGATATCGTTACCTTCTACTGAATTGTAGTTATACAAGTTTTGTGCAACTAATGCTCTTGTAAGTGCTCTGTATGCATCTGGAGAAACAACAGCGATTAAATCTTCTCTGTCTTTTACTTTCTCAGCGATAGCATCATATAAATCTAATGCTTGTTCGAATGCATTTGCAGCAGTCCATGCAGCTGGAGTTCCACCTTGAATAGTAGCTCCGTTTGCAACAGTAATCTGTGCTTTTAATCCAGCAGTAGCGCCAAATCCGTTGATTAAGAAACCTTCATTGTATTTTCTTAATTTGTCTGCATAAGATTCAGAAATTACTTCCTCGAAAGGAATCATATCGTTACCTGTAGATGCATTCATAAATGCTGATTGATATACTGAACGTAAATCTTCAACACACATTTCAGTCTTAGACTGTAATGATTCAATTGTTACTGGTACTTGTGTATAAGTAACTTCACCATCTGAGTTCCACCCACATGTTAAAGAAGATACAGGTAAATCTGCATCTACTAAGTTAATGCTTACTGTTCCACTTGTGAAACCACTACGTAAATCTACGTAATCTAATAAGTCTGTTTTTAATACTACCTTTGATACTAGATCCAATGATAATTGATCTGTGTATGCTGGTAATGCGCTAATGTCAAATCCGAAAGCCATAATTTTAATTGTTTTTTTGTTTGTTATTAATTATTTAGATTGTCTGATTGCTCTAAGAGCATCCATTCTGTTTGCCTCCATAGTCTTCTTAGCTAATGTTGTTTCGCTAAAAGTGTTTCTAATTGGAGATGCAGCAGGTTCACCTGCAATTTTGTTGAAACGTGCTTTAAGTGCCGTAATCTCTTCGTTTAATGTTGCAATCTCTTCAGTGAATGGAGTAATTAATTCAGCGATACCTGCTAAAAGTTCTTCTGTAGGAGCTACTGCTTCTTCAGGAACTTCTGCAACTACTGCAACTTCGTCCATAGCTTCTTCAACTACTTCTTCAGTTACTGCTTCTGCAGCTTTTTCTGTTACTTCCATAATCTCACCGTTAGGACCGACTGTTATTAAAGTTCCGTCTTCAGTTTCATGAATTGCTTCTGGTGCAAATGGAGCTTCACCTTCTTCTACTGTTACGTAAAGAATGTTTCCTACTTCAATTTCACCTTCTGCATAAACTGCCGTTCCGTCAACTAAAATAGCATCAGCCATTTTAATCTCTGTAGCAACAACTTCATCAACCGATAACATAACCTTAATTTTACGTAGTGCGTTTTGTACTGTCATAATTTAGTTTTTATGTTTAATTGTTTTATCTGGCTTATCCAGACATTATTAAATATATCTATATTACTTTTTGACAGAAGTATGAAACAAAGAATATAAAATTAGTATAAATACTATAACAAACAAAAACAATTAATTATGAGCGCAATACAATTACCAAGTTACTCTGACTACATGAGAGTAGTAGAAGGAATGATCGATAAGAATGAGTTGACTGTGGAACAAGGAGTTATCCTTAGATGTTGCTATAGTGCAACGGTTAATGAGAAACCAGTTAATGTTAATTATCTAATGGTAGCAACTGGTCTACATTGGAAAGAGATTAGTTCTACATTAAATGGATTAGTATTGAAAGGTGCCATTAAAGTCCATGATAAGAAGTGGTATACTTTATAAGTTTAACCCTTTTTATTCTTATCCCTTTTCATATCTCTGATACGAACGATATTTAGTATTATACCTGTTATTAGTAATGCGAATGTTAACCATTCATTAATTCCTAAAGCAGCAAGTCCACCACCTGCTAGAGTCGTGCTCATAGCCGCTGTGTCTTTTATATCTTTCATATTATGATTGTAGTTTTTCAATGAATTGTCCTGTTACAGAGAATCCGTTAAGTTTGCCTTCTTTAATGTCGTTCCAAGTATCAATGTTATTTATCTTATAAGATGTCATCCAACTTCCTTCGGGTAAAGTAAAGCCTAACGCTTTCGCTTTATCCATTTCTGTATCTTCAACGATCCAGCTTTCAAGTAAGGTATTTTCATTAACAACATTATTATTGTGATTGATATCAGTATTGTGTGCATTATTGTCTTGTAAGAATTTTTTAGCTAGTAATTTAATTGTTTCTTTTGAAAAGTATACATGGAATACATTACCCTTGTCATCTTTTCTTGGTATCATTTGATTAGGTATCATTGCAGGACCAGTTATAATCATTTGATCATCTGCGGAGAACTTCCAGAAGTTAGCTCTCCAATAATTATTAGCTCTCTTAGCTACTTCACCAGCATCTCCAGCGGCAGGACCATTACTTATGATTACTTCTCTTCCACTTCTATCAAACACTGATAGATCTTCCCAGTAATGACCACAGTTAACTCCGCCTTTATACTTGAAAATATCATAGGTGTTACTACCACCTTCGCCCATACCTGCTTGAAATGGTATACGTGACATAGTATTAATCTCTTCAATAGTATACATTTTATTAAGAGCAACCATTGCAGTACAAAAGTTACGAGAGTTAGCTTGCATACCGCCTCTGTATCTGTACATCTTTCTTGCAGGTTGATCACCTTCTAGAATATCTAATGCTCTAATACCTTGTGCGATTTCACTAACTGATGCAAACTTATCTTTAGTACCATCAATGATCACAGAGTCTTCTGTTATTCTTTGACCATATTCATCAGATGATGCAAGTTTTAAGAAACCTTCTAAGATCTTATCTTCTTCTTCTTTAGAGTATTCTACCTCTTCTTGAAAGGCCATCCAATTTACATCAATAGCAGGTCTGTCTACTAATGACATTATCTCTATTCCTAGATCATCAAACTCTAAGTCCTCAAAGTTTATTACTAATTCTACTATTTTATTAATCATAAGGTATGTATCTTTTATAGTCTGGCTAAATCATTAATCTTAGCATCAGCTTCTTGTTGTGTAGTCATATCATCTGATACAACATAAGCTTTAATAACGTTCTGTGTTGAACCTTGTTGTTGAGACGATGTAACTACATTGTTTACTTCATCTTCACCACCAGCGGCTGCTAAAGCTGCACTAGGATCGTATGTTGGTGCTGCAGGCACTGAAGGTGCTCCGCCTCCACCAGGAACTGGTTTGTTACCAGGTGTTTTAGTACTTAATATGTTTTTAATACTCATTAGTCCAGATGCTACTGCAACTCCTGCTGCAATAGGTGCTAAAACTGGTC